AGGCATTGAAACGTGGTGTGACCCACGGATTCGCGTTGGACATGAGAAGACTCGCGTAATCTGATATGAGTACCTCTGAGAAACTTTATAACGTGTGTTATAATGGTAGAGCGTTATATCAGAATATGACTCTTGAAGACTGTACTGAGATTCTTCAAGAGTTATCTGAACGCTTTTTCTCGGGGGAAGATATAGACCCCAATTTGATTTCACTTGAACCATTATTTGAAAATTAACTATGGCAAAAAGACCTTCACTGACTAGTAAAGTTGTTATTGAATCAAAACCCAAAAAAACTCGGCAAGGAATGGGTAAACATACAAAGTACGCCGCAACGTCTCGTAATGGAGCGGGTAAAAGATATCGCGGACAGGGTAAATAATATAGTTATTAATTTACTCCATGGATTTTCCAGATACACATCAAGAATGGGAATCTATTCATCCTTCTGATTTGTGGATCTATAATAAATTGATGTTAAGTCGGGAATTAGGATACAAATGTGGGCCAACTGGTTCATTTGTTCCTAAACCCGACTTTTATATTATCCGCCCAATGATGAATTTACTTGGTATGAGTCGATATGCTCGTAAAGAATTCATCTATAAGTATACAGATCATTATCATCCAGCAGAATTTTGGTCAGAAATCTTTCATGGACACCATATAAGTGTTGATTTTAGAGATAAAAAGTCGGAATTAGTCGTTTTGGGTACAAAAGACCCGACTGATCCTCTTTATAAATGGGAAAAATGGGAAAAAATTGAACAAGAAGTACCATTTCCAGAAATTTTAAATAATTTAGTTGGTAATTATGAATGGATTAACTGTGAATTTATAGGAAATCACCTAATTGAGGTTCATTTTAGAATAAATCCTAACTTTAGGTACGGCAACACTGTTGCAATTCCAATTTGGAAGGGAGATGAAGTAGTAAACAGTGAAGATTATAACTATATTGAGGATGAAAGTTACTTAAGATCTGGTTTTTATATTGACTAACGGGATAGCAACCCCGTAAAAAGTTCTGTTAACCCTTAAAAGGAGCAACAGATGGCAATTCATCCAAATCCAGACAGAGATACAAATTATATGAGATCTGCTTGGGGCACAACTAGTTTAGTTACTGATTATTGGTCAACTCCAAAGGCACCAAAAATGCTTAGGGAAATTGCTAATGACGATAAGACACCTAAAAAACACGATTTTGAAGTTCAAAATGAACTTCATGAAAAAATTCGTAATGATGAAGATTATGATGATTGGTCTTATGGCACTGAACCAAGTTGGGGTCATAAGTGGTAAAAACCACTATAAATAAATCATAATAATACTCAAAATAATGCCACTAGAGCGTATTAGTGTTGGATTTAGAGATATTAGTCTTTCGTTAACGGCAAATCCTTTAACGAAAGACTTGAATATTTTAAAGAATGAAAACGCTATCGCTCGATCAATTCAAAATTTAGTATTAACAATTCGTGGAGAGAAGTTTTTTGAACCTAGTATAGGAACTTCTTTAAATACTTTATTGTTTGAGACAATTGATATTTTTACTGCAAGAAGATTAGAAACTGAGATAATTGAAGTTATAAAAATTAATGAGCCAAGAGTTGAATTGATTGAAACCGTTGTTACTCCAAATTATGATGAAGGGGCAATGGATATCAAAGTCGTATATTTAATAGTTGGAATTGATGCCCTACCACAACAATTAGAATTCGTATTACTACCAACTAGATAAATGACTTTAGTTAACGTATCAGCACTAGATTTTAATGATATAAGGGAGTCTATCAAAAGTTTTTTAAGAGCTGATGGTAGATTTACTGATTATGATTTTGAAGGATCAAATTTTACTATTTTATTAGATACATTAGCGTATAACACATATATTACCTCATATAATGCAAATATGCTGACCAATGAGGTTTTTTTAGATGGTGCTACATTAAGAGAAAATGTAGTATCTCTTGCCAGAAATTTGGGTTATCTTCCAAGATCTGCAAGAGCATCTAGAGCAAAAATTGCATTTTTCTTAAACTTATCAGAATTTATTAAAAATCCAGTTTCGGTTACTTTAAAAAAAGGAATAGTTGCAACATCAAATATATCATATTCAAATCTAAATTACATCTATTCAATTCCAGATGATATAACTGTTCCAGTTTCTAATGGTATTGCTTACTTCAATAATATAGATGTATATGAAGGATCATTCATTGAAGAAAATTTTACAGTAGATAGTTTAAATAAGAATCAAAGATATATTTTAAATAATCAAAATATTGATACGAGTTTAATTAGAGTTGTTGTTAGGGAAAATAAAAATAGTAATATTACTAGGGTTTACAAGTTTGCAGATAATCTAACCAATGTTAAACCTACAGATGATGTATTCTTTTTAAATGAAATTGAAGATCAAAGATACGAATTAATATTTGGTGATAATACATTTGGAAGTAAATTAAAAAATGATAACTTTATTATCGTAAATTACGTATCAACTAATGGATCAAATGCTAATGGAATTAATGCACTTTCTTTTGCTGGTAGAATAGTAGATAATAATGGTAGTCCTATTGTAGTTGATGAACCATTGATAACTACAATTGAAGCTTCTGGATATGGTGCAGATATAGAATCGATTGCTTCTATTAAAAAATTAGCACCAAGGGTGTATGCCTCACAAAATAGAGCAGTTACTGCATCTGATTATGAATCTCTTATACCAGTAATTTACCCAGAGACAGAATCTGTATCTGTTTTTGGTGGTGAAGAGTTAGATCCACCAAAATATGGTAAGGTTTATATTACGGTGAAACCAAAAAATGGATCATACTTACCAAATGCTATTAAAGATAATTTAAAATTAACCCTGAGAAAATATGCTGTTGCTGGAATAATACCAGAATTTATTGATTTAAAATATTTGTATATTGAATATGATTCAAAAGTTTATTTTAACAGTAATCAGGGAACATCAGTGTTCTTAAAAAATCAGGTAAATCAAACTCTTGAAAAATTTGCCAAATCTGATGAGTTAAATAGATATGGTTCTAGATTTAAGTATAGTAAATTCTTAAAATTAATTGATGATTCATCAGTAGCAATAACATCAAATATTACATCAATACAAATAAGAAGAGATTTAAAAGTTAGATTAAAACAGTATACTGAATATGAAATTTGTTTTGGAAATGAATTTTACATAAAAGATTTTAATGGTTACAATTTTAAAACAAGTGGATTTTCTGTAGAGGGAATTACTGGAACTGTTTATCTCTCGGATTTACCTAATAATGAAGGATTTGGATCAGTATTTCTTTTTAAATTGGACGCATCAAATCAACCTGTTATTGTTAGAAGAAATGTTGGATCAATTGATTATAAAAAAGGTGAAATTAAAATAAATGCTTTGAATATTTTGGCTACTTCTAAAAAATCTTTTGGAGATGAAATTATTGAATTTTCAGTAATACCAAAATCAAATGATATTATTGGTAAACAAGATTTATATTTACAATTGGACACTACAAAATCTAGTGTAAATATGATTAATGATGTAATATCATCTGGAATTGACATTTCTGGATCCCAATACATAATATCATCTAGTTACTTTACCGAAGATTACGTAAGACTGTAAAAAAATGAAGAATAGAGTTAATATTAAAAATCTAGTCAGCGATCAACTTCCAAATTTTGTGCGGGAAGGTTATCCAGAATTTGTTAGTTTTATTAAAAGTTACTATGAATCTTTAGAAGTACCTGGTGGTCCTTCAGATATACTCAACAATATTGATGAATATACAAAATTAGACAATATTTCAGAATTAACTTATTATACCGAATTAACATCAGATGTTGATTACAATACTCAACAAATTTTTGTAGATGATACCAATGGTTTTCCACAAAATAATGGTCTTTTACAAATAAATGATGAGGTAATCCTTTATGAATCTAAAAATCAAACTTCATTCATTAATTGTAGACGTGGATTCAGTGGAATTACATCTTATACTTCCTTAGAATCAAATCCTCTAACGTTTACTACTACTTTATCAAATACTCACGAATCTGGAACAACTGTATATAATTTACATGCTTTATTTTTAGCTGAAATATATAAAAAATTTAAGTATCAATATGCTCCTGGTTTTGAAGACATTGAATTTTATAAAGATCTTAATGAAAAGGTTTTAGTATCTAAATTAAAAGATTTTTATTCATCAAAAGGTGCTGACACCTCGTTTGATTTATTGTTTAAATCGGTATGGGGATCTCCAGTAACAATTATTAAACCTAGAGATTTTTTAATTCAACCATCTGATGCTGATTATAGAATAACAAGAGATCTTGTTGTACGGAGATTAGAAGGAAATCCAGAAAATTTAATCAATAGAACACTATATCAAGATGAAACTAATGTAATATCTAAAGCTTCTGGTTCAATTACAAATGTAGAGCAAGTATTTAAAGATAATGAAGAATATTTTCGTTTAAGTTTAGATTATAATCCAGAATTAGAAACTTTTAATTTTACAGTTCACCCAAAAACAAGAATTACAAATCCAGTTGGTTTAGGACAAACCTACCTTGATGTAGATTCAACTTTAAGTTTTAATACCAGTGGTAATTTAATAGTATTTGATAATGGTGTTGAGTATAATTTTGAATACACTGGAAAAAGTAGTACTCAATTTTTTGGGTTAACCGCACCTATTGCAATTGAATTAAACAAAGAAATAACAACTCCAGATTATGCATATGCTATTGATGAAAATGGTGATGAAATTAAAGTAAAAATTAGTGGTGTTCTTGGAGACTTAGAATTTAATAGAGAAGATTCTTATTATTATGAACTTGAAGATCAAGTTGAAATTGTTTCTTTAGGTGCAGATTCCCAAGAAAATGTATTAAGCACATGGATTACTAATGTAACACCAGAGTATGAAATTGAAACTATTGTACAAGTTGCACTAAAACTAAATGGAGCCGCACAATATAGAATTAAAACAGTAGACCCAAATATTTTTACTTTAGGAGATATTGGAACTATTAAAGGTAGTGATGGAAGGCAGTATAATATTTTTGTAATTGCTGTGTCAAACAAACGTGAATTTGATGTAAATTTAACTACTCAAATTAATACTACTAATGTAAAATATACAATAAGAAAAGGAATATCAAAAACAAATAGCAATAATCAACCAGAAATTAATATTATTTCTGCTGATGTTCAGAATGTATACGCTGATGGGAAAGATACTTATGTAGTTTCATCTTCGCTTCCAAATTATTATAATACTCCAATTATAGTTGAAGATCTTTCAGTATTATTTACGGGCCAATATGATGGATATGAATTAAATATTGGTTCTAATTCTTTTATTAGTGGAGAAGCAGTATATTATTCTAGAAATAATAATTCTGGATTAAACATTTCAGATGGTCCTTATTTTATCTATAAAGTAAACTCAAGTACAGTAAAATTAGCTACAAGTAGAGCTAATATTAGAAGTGGTCAATTTGTTTATGTTTTTGGCACAGTATTTAATAATAAACTATCTTTGCTAAAATATCAAAATAGAAGATTACAATCTCAAGATATAATTAGAAAATTTTCTCCTAGTATTGATGATGATATTGTTGAAAATAGAATTACTAAACCAGGAACTACAGGACTATTTTTAAATGGTGTTGAATTATTAAATTACAAATCCTCAGATTCAATTTATTATGGTCCGATTGAGGAAATAGTTGTTTCTTCAGTGGGTGATGCGAATTATGATGTAATTGATCCACCAGTAATGGTCATAACAGATAATATTGGAATAGGAAATACAATTTATGGCACAGGTGCAGAGGGAATTTGTAATGTTGTTGGAAAATTATCCAGAATTAATATATTAGACAAAGGATTTGATTATACCCAAGAACCAAAAATTACTATTTCGGGTGGAAATGGAACTGGAGCTCAAGCAAAAGCAAATTTATCAAAAATAACATATTCAATATCATTTAATGCTGGAAGTTTATATGATCAAGTTAATTTAACAGATAATACAATAGGATTTACAACATATCATAAATTTAGAGATTTTGAAAAGGTAATTTATAATTCACAAAATCAAACAAAAATAGGTAATTTAGTAGATGATTCAATTTATTATGTAAAAATAATCACCCCAACAAAAATTAAACTTCACAATAATGCTGATGATGCTATTTCTGGAATTAATACAATAACTCTCGGATCTTATGGTGAAGGATTACAAAAATTTACTTGTGCTGAGAAAAAAAATGTAATTTCTTCAATCGAAGTAACTAATCCAGGTTCAAATTATACGAATAAAGTTTTATTTTTTGATACTTATTCAGTAAATACTTTTGAAAATACTATTAATATCAATAATCATGGTTATTCCGATAAAGAAGTTATAATATTTTCCACTGATGGCGGATTACCATCTGGTTTATCTACAACAACAGAATGTTATGTAAACGTAGTTGATAAAAATAGATTTAGAGTTGCTCCAATTGAATCAGTGGGAATTGGCAGCACTGTTACTAATGATTATAATTACGTCAATAGAAGATTTGTAGACTTTTCTAATGGTGGATTTGGACAACATTCAATAAAATATCAACCAATTAATATAAAAGTTGAATCTCCAATTGGAGTAACAACTTTTACTGGACAAGACTTTACAGTTAAAGTTAGACCAGTTTTTACTGGAGAAATAACATCAGTATCATTAAAATCAAAAGGTGATAATTATGGTGATGCCAATATTGTAAACTACAATAGGCAACCAAATATAGAATTATTAAATGGTAAAAATGCACAAATTAGTGTAATTGTATCATCGCAAGGTAGAGTAATTGGTGCTATTGTTAATAACCCTGGATCAGACTACAATTCACCACCTTTACTGCAAGTTATAGGATCTGGATCTGGATGCATTTTAGTTCCTCAAATTGAAAATAATAAAATTGTCGATGTAAAAATAATAGAGAGTGGATTTGGATATAAACAAGTTGATACAGTAGTTAATGTCATTTCAACTGGAAGCAATGCTAAATTTGAATGTAAAATTAAATCTTGGACGATTAATCTTGTTGAAAGAATATTTCAATCTGATCAATTAAATTCTGATGATGGTATTATTACAACTCCATTAGAATCAGAAAAAGGATTACAATTTACTCATGCATATGCTGCAAGAGAATTAAGAAGGAAACTTCTTGCAACTTCTTTAGATTTATCTGGAAATACAATCTATAGAGCAGACATTGAAAATGATAATATTGTTACAAAATACCACTCTCCAATTATAGGATGGGCATATGATGGAAACCCAATCTATGGACCATACGGTTATGCTGACAAAGAGGGTGGTGCTATTGTAAGGTTGAATAGTGGATATGAATTAAAATTAAAGGGTTATAGACCATCTACAGCATCATTTCCTCCTGGATATTTTGTTGAGGATTATGAATTTACCAATAATGGTGATTTAGATTATAATAATGGTAGGTACTGTAAAACCCCAGAATTTCCAAATGGAGTTTATGCATATTTTACCACAGTAAATAATGTAAAGAGTGCCTCTGGACCTTTTAATGGATATTTAAAACCAGTATTCCCTTACATTATAGGAAATACCTTTAAATCAAAAGTTATAGATTATAATTTCAATCAATACTCTAGTTTAAATTTTGTAAATCTAAACAAATCTGGATGGATTCGTTATACTTCTCCTCTGGGTTTGCTATTAGATAATACAATTTACCAAGGATTTCCAAGACCCGATACTTTTACAAAAGGATTTACTGAAGTTAATAATATTAGTTCTGGACAACTAAATGAATTACAAATTATTTCTCCTGGAGATAATTATTCTGTTCTAGATAACATATTTTTTAATAGTAAAGGAACTGGTGGATCTGGTGCTTATGCTAGAATTTCTCAAATTAAAGGAAGAGAAATAAACAATATATCATATTCTTTTAGTAAACTATCTGATGTTGAATTTACCCCATTCGGAGAAACTGGCAAATATGTTGGTTTTGGAAGTACTTCGCACTCATTTATTAATGGCGATACAGTTTCAGTTCAGAATCTTAATATTCTTTCTACAGAATTTGCTTCGTCATATGTCATTGGAGTATCAACAAATACATTAACTTTATCTACTGGAATTGGTAATACATCCCAAACAGGCATTATAACTTATTTTAATGTTTCTGGAAATTTAGGATTTCCCATTTTATCACCAAATGATGTTTACAAGATAGGAACAGAAAAAGTTAAAATTTTAAACGTATCTCAAAAAGATGCAAGAATAAGAGTATATAGATCTTTTGACAGTACTCCAGGTATTGCTCACTCTGCTGGAGATGATTTAAAAGAGTTGTCTAGAAAATTCACATTCAATAGTGGATTTACAACATCAACTGAATATAGGTTAAATAAAGAAATTCATTTTGATCCTAGAGAAACTGCTATTATTCCATCGGAAAATTTAATATTATATTCAAATCCAGTTCCCCCAAATTTAGTTCCAACCGCTTGGGATTATTATACTTCTGGAATTGGCACAGGATTTATAGAATATTTTGCAGAATCTTCTCCAGATGGGTCAAATAATGCTGCTAGAGTTTCTTTTGGGTCAACTACTGGATCTAGTGATGCTTTTGGTATTAAATATGAAACTGTATCTCTTTCTTCAGATTATAATACATTTTCTATATTCTTAAAAGGATCTATCGGAAATGAAAAAATATATTTTATTTTAGATGATGGTACTATTTACTATTCACAACTAGTTACATTAACTAAAGAATGGAGGAGATATAGTCTTACCGCATTAACTGGTGCTGGTGTTCATAGAATAAGAGTAGGTACTTTTGGATCTCAAGGACTAACATTAAATGAATCTCCAACATTTTACGTTTGGGGAGCTCAAGTTGAACTTGGTAACTTAATGAGTACATATTATGCTACTTCTGGAGCGGCATTAACTAGAAATTCAAAAAAATCTGGATTATTATACATAAGCAATCCAGGAATAACTGAAAAGAAAGGAATACAGACAATACCAAATACTTTCTATCTACCAGAACATGGGTTTAAGACTGGCGATAGAATTCAATACAATGTTGGGCATGGATATACTGGCGTTAGTGTGTCGTATGGTTCAACCACAAAACCACTTTTAAATTCACAATCACTATACATTGCTGCTTATGATAATAATTTTATTGGGGTTTCAACTCAAAGAATTGGTATTGGAAGCACTGGTGGATTTGTCGGAATTGGATCTGAAGTTTTAGAATTGTATAGAATATCAGATTACGGAACTGGAGATAATCATAGTGTTAAAACTAATTTTGAATTAACTATTAGAGGCGATGTCTATAAAAAATCAGCAACAGTCATAACTGAAAGAGAGCATGGATTAACTAGTGGAGATGTAGTTGATATTAAAGTAACTTCAGGAATTACAACTAGTTTAAAAATAGTTTATGACGATATCAACAGAAGAATGTTGGTAAATCCAAAATCATTTAGTGATTTTAATATTAACCTGCAAAGAAATTCGATAACAATACCAAATCATGGATTCTTAAATGGTCAAAAAGTAATTTATAATTCTGGAAGTCCTTCTTCTGGATTAGTAAATTCTAAAATGTACTATATTATAGTTTCTGATGATAATACTATTTTACTTTCTAACTATTATTATGACAACATTTCTTCTAATCAGGGAGTAGAAATAATACAAATAGGAACTCAATCACCTGGAACGTTATCACCAGTTAATCCAGAATTGTTTGTAACTAAAAATAGTACCATAATCTTTGATCTTTCAGATCCAACTTTATCTTCAAACTCTCTTCCTGCTTTTGATTTTAGTATCTATTTTGATAATTTATTCCAAAAAGAATTTTACACTACTACACAAAATAAAGGGGCATTTAACGTAAGAAAGGAAGGAGAAGTTGGAACTTCTGGTGCAAAGTTGGAATTTATTATTGATAATTATGTTCCCACAACTTTATACTACAATTTAACCCCAATTAAATATGCTGGAGCTACTGCAACAAAACTTGAAATTATAAGAGATTCATTTAACATTAAAAACTCAAATAAAATATCAATTATTGATAGTAAATTTAATAAAACTACACCAGTTTCTGGAATTGGATCAAATACATTTAGTTATTCTTTAGAATTAACACCAGAAAAATCTGGATATAATAAAAATCAAGCAATCATCGAGTATACTACAGAATCTAGAACTGCGATTGGTCCAGTAGCAAAGGTTACTATTGATTCTGGAGGAAGAAATTACAATAGACTTCCTAATGTTGCTCAGGTATCCAGTGGATTAGGAACAGCTGCTCTGTTTTTACCAAGAAGTAAAACAATTGGAAAAGTTAATAGTGTAGTTTTAACTGATATTGGATTTGATTATCCATCAGATAAAACTTTAAGACCTCTTGCTAATTTTCCATTTACATATAAGATTGAACCGCTATCAAAATTTAAAAAAATACAAATTCTTAACCCTGGTGTAAATTATTTTGTTGTTCCTCAATTAGCTGTTGTTGATGGATTTACTGGTAGAGTTAATACTGAAGTTTCTTTGGAATATGAGATTGGTGATACTGAAGTAAAAATTATTAGGAACACCACTGGTTTATATAACGTTACTCCAAAAATTATACCAATTAATAACCCTAATGGAGTAAGAATAGATAACATTGTATTTGATCCAGGAACTGCAAATGTTACTGTTTCATTTGCAGTTACTTTTGCATCTTTTCAAGACTATCCATTTCTTGTTGGCGAAAAAGTTATTATAGAAAATACAAATGTTGATGCAAATTTTGGTGGAAGAGGATATAATTCTGCGGCATATGAATATAGATTATTCAGAATTATTGCGGCAGATCCAGATGTTGGTGGAGATACTCCAACCATAACATTCAATATGTCAGAATTTTTAAATCCAGGAGAGGAACCTGGTATTTTTGATACCTTTGAATCATTTGGCACTGCTACTCCAGAGACATACTTCCCAATTTTTGATGTTGAATTAGAAAAAGATAGTTTTAGAGATGGTGAATTAATAGTTGCTCAGGATGGAAATTATGGATATGTACAAACATATGATAGAAGAAATGAATTTTTAAAAATTAGATCAAAGAGAATATTTAAAGTTGATGATTTAATTATTGGAGCATCTTCACAAAATAAAGGATTAATATCTTCAGTTGATGGGATTACTGGAAAATATTTAATAGAATCAAACAGTATTACAAAAAAAGGATGGTTAAGAGAAACTGGTAAACTGAACCAATCTTTCCAAAGACTTCATGACAATGATTATTATCAGTATTTTTCATATGCTGTAAGGTCACCTATAGAATATCAAGTTTGGAATCCTTTGGTTAGTAATTTAACTCACACTGCTGGGTTTAAAAAATTTAGTGAACTTACAATTGATTCATATGACCCATCAGTGAGTGGTATATCGACAGATCAAAATCTAAATGTTTTAATAGCAATTTCAGACTTAACAGAAATTGTTGATTTAAATTCAATAAAAGATTTTGATATTGCAAGAGAAAAAAGTATTCAAGTGGACAATACTTTAATCTCAAATGAGATATTATTTAATTTACCATTTTTAGCACAGTATCAAGAATTTATAGGAAATAGAGTTTTAACAGTAGATGATTTTAGTGAAGAGTTTAATGGAGTAAAAAGGGATTTTGAATTAAAATCTAATAATAGTAGTATTTTTGAAGTAATTTTTGATGCTACAGATAATGTAAATATTATATCTTTTGTAGATGGTAGCATTAATTTAAACAATCATTTCTTTGTCAGTGGAGAAGAAATTGAATATGTTCCACCAAATAATAATTTTGTGAATGCTATAAAAATTGAACCAACTGATTTTGGTCCTGGAATCGGAACTACAAGTATTTTACCATCAAAATTCACAGTAATTAAACAAGATAATCAAAGAGTAAGAGTTGCTACTTCAGCAACAAATTCTCTTTTATTCAATCCAATTGGTGTCGCTATTACTGGAGTTGGTATTGGTAGTACTCATATTTTTAGATCAATATCACCAACTAATAGAATGCTAGTGACTGTCAATGGTATGATTCAGTCACCAATAGTTGGAACATCATATACAACTGCAACATCAAGTAGTATTGGAATAGGATCAACAAATATATCTGTAGTTGGAGTTACATCTATCTTTAGTGGAGATTTAATACAAATTGATGATGAATTAATGTTGGTTTCTGCGGTTGATTCAGATTCTAATATTATAAATGTTAAGCGTGCTTGGATGGGTACTTCAGCATCAACTCATTCAACAAATGTTTTAATTAAAAAATTTGTTGGTAGTTTTAATATTTTGAATAATAAAATTCATTTCTCAGAAGCCCCATGGGGAAAAATTCCAGTTGGATTTGGAACAACTGCAACATCTGCAAATGATATTGATTATACTGGATTAACAACAAGTTCTAAATTTAGTGGAAGAGTATTTTTAAGATCCGCATTGAATCAATCAATAACCACTAGTTTTGTAAAAGCATATGATAATAATTATATTTTTGATGATATATCAAATCAATTTAATGGTCTTACAACTACATTTACTTTAAAATATCAAGGAAATGATATTGATAATATTATTTCAAATAACACAATTATATTAATAGATGATATATTCCAAGGACCACAAAGACTTGGTAATGTTCTTACGAATATTCCAGGAGATTATAGGTTAATTCCTGGAGTTGGACAACTTCAAGTTGGATTTAGTGGTCCAATAGTTGATCCAAATCTAACTTATGATATTAATGTTAATAATGCACCACGAGGAGGAATAATTGTTAGTGTTGGGTCAACGGAAGGATTTGGATATCAACCTCTCGTTGCAGCAGGAGGAACAGCTATTGTTTCTATTGCTGGTTCCATAACATCTATATCTATAGGTAATTCTGGATCTGGATATAGATCAGGATTACAAACTGTTAAGGTTGGAATTCAAACTTCTAGCACTGGAAATCCAAATATAACTTATGTTGGAATTGCATCAGTATCTAATGGTTATGTTACTGGGGTAGCAATTACAAATCCTGGACTTGGATTTACATCATCAAATCCTCCTATTGTAATATTTGATAATCCTCAATCTTATTCAAATATTCCATTGATTTATAGTTCTTCTTCTACTCCTGGAGTTGGAACTGGAGCAAGAGTAGATATTGTTGTTGGACAAGGATCTAGTGTTATTAATTTTGAACTGACTAATTTAGGGTATGGGTATGGATCTCAACAAATTTTAACTGTTGCAATAGGAGGAACTGTTGGAATTCCTACAATTACAGGAATTACATCATTTAGAGAATTTCAACTTATAATTGATAAAACTTATCAGAGTAAATTTTCTGGTTGGAACGTTGGAGAATTTATTGTTCTAGATGACATATCACCGTATTTTAATGGAAGAAGAAGGTTATTCCCTTTAACTACAAATGGACAAAATATATCATTCTTTGCTAAAGCAAACTCAGGAATTGATTTACAATCAAATTTACTCGTCTTCATAAATGATATTTTACAAACTCCAGGGCAAGGATATCAATTTACTGGTGGTAGCACAATTAGATTTACCGAAGCACCAAAAGGATATGTTTCTGGATTTAGTACTACTGGAGATAAATCCAAACTTTTAATGTATACAGGAACACAATCAATTGACGTTAAAACTGTTGATGTTTTACCAACAGTAAAAGTTGGAGATGATGTTCAATTGTACAGTGATATTGATTCTACATCTACTGAAGACAGAAGATTGGTAGTTGATATTGTATCTGCAGATAAAATTATTACTAATAACTATGGTGGACAAGGAGTAACTCTCGATGAATTATATTCAAGGCCAATTAGTTGGTTTAAACAAACAGTAGATAAAATTATCGATAACGAATTTGTTGCTAAAGATAGAGTATATTATGAACCATCAATTTATCCAACTACAAATATTATAGAATCTGTTGGTATTGGATCTACTTATGTATTTGTCTCTAGTATTAGACCGTTGTTTGATGATTCTTTTGAAGGAATACCTCTTGAAGAAAGATCTATAATTCAAATTATTGGACAAGAGGATTTGCGCCCAGCATCAGCACAAGCAATTGTTGGATCTGGAGGATCAATTACATCGATATTGATTACAAATCCTGGATATGGTTATACAGTTGCTCCAGATATAACAATACAAAAACCTTTTCAAAATGGAACACAGGCAACTGCCTCTGCTACTATTGGTGCTGGTGGAACTGTGACACTAATATCTGTGGGTGTTGCAGGAACTAATTATTTCTATGGTCCTATTGATTCAATTACAATTAATCAGCAAGGAAGTGGATTCCCAGCATTATCTGCCACAAATAACACCTTCTATAATGCAAGATTAAAATCTCAAACTGGGTCTGGTAGGGGAGCATCTGCAGATATTCAAATAAGTATTTTGAATAATAATATTGCTTCAGTATCAGTTATAAATGGCGGTGCAAATTATAAGGTTGGTGATATTTTATATGTTGATACTTTTGATAATGTAGGTTTGGCAACTACTTCTAGAAAATGGGCTTTACAATCACCAATGAAGTTTACAGTAAGTTCAGTGTTAGCACCTCCAGTGTTAATTGCACCTCCAAAAAGAAGAATGGAGGAAGTAATTCGCGTAAACTATGAGGGTGATTACGGGATCATAGTTGGTGTTGCTACAACGTCTTGTTCTGGAGTTACAACATGTTTAAGTTTAAAACTCGATCTATTCATTCCATTTAATTCTAAAATTAGATCCAGTTTAAATATTATACAAACTGGAATTACTACTGGGTATCTTTTTAATATACTAGAGTCTAATTTTGGAACATCTCCACAAACATCATTAAGATCTAATGGTTCAATACTTGGGATATCTACTCAATTTATGGATATGACAGTTGAATGTGTTTCTTGGTCTACTAAACAAGCAGTAATACCTCCAGGGATTACTGGATCTGCTTCAACTGTTGGTATTGCAACAACAGTAACAACAGTTGTTGTTAAAATACTTGATAGTCCTGCAAGCAATATTGTTGGACTTGCAACAACTGCATTCTATGGTAAGTATAGTTGGGGTAAAATAAATATGCCAGTTAGAGTTTCTCCTGCTGCTTTTTCCGCACAAAATGGTACAAGTCAATCTGGAATATCATCTAACCCAATTGTAAGAAGAAAAAATTCTTTGAAATATCTTGGTTACCTTGGTTAATAAATAAAAGATATAAAAGTTTAATTTTTTAAAAATGGCAGCAATTATAACTGATTTATTGAGAGTTAAAAACGCAAAAAGTTTTATTGACAAAATTAGAGATCCATCTAATTCATATTATACTTTTATTGGACTACCAAATTCTACAGAAGTAGTAGATAGTTGGAACACTAGTCCGCCAGCACCAAGAGATTGTTTTGATGATACCAATTTTTATTGGGACACTATGGTTGCTTTGAAAAAAATTGCTGCCGATGATATAAGACCTGTTGTTAGAAAATTGCAATGGGCTTCAGCTACGATTTATGATATGTATAGGCATGATATTAATAGAAATAATTTATCTAAACCATCAAATAAAACAAGTTTATATTCTTCAAACTATTTTGTTATTAATAGTGAGTTTAGGGTATATATTTGTTTAAATAATGGGATTGATCCAGAAAATCCTAATGGAAAACCATCCCTAGATGAACCAAAATTTACAGATTTAGAACCAAGATCTGCAGGAACTAGTGGAGATGGATACGTATGGAAATATCTTTACACTATTAGTCCAAGTGACGTTATTAAATTTGATTCTTTAAATTTTATTCCATTACCAGTTGATTGGGAAACAAATAACGATTATGTTACTATCAGAAATAATGCTGAAACTAGTGGACAATTAAAAACAGTAATTATAACAAATAGAGGGTATTTGGTTGGACCACCAAATACAACATATACAAGAGTCCCTATTAAAGGTGATGGTGAAGGTGCTGAATGTACTATAGTTATCAATAACGACTCAAAAGTAGAGTCTGTAACTATTTCAAATGGTGGTAGTAACTATACTTATGCAAGTATAGATTTAGTTGGTGGTAATGTTCCAACTGGATCTCTTTCTCCAGTATTTGATGTTATTATACCCCCTCCTGGTGGTCATGGGTATGATGTATATAAAGAACTTGGATCCACTAATGTTTTAATATATTCTAGAATAGAAAACAATGATCAAAATCCAGACTTTGTTACTGGAACTTCAATATCTAGAATTGGTATCATTGAAAATCCTCAGGCATATGAATCATCAACGATCATATCAGAAGATAGAGTAAGCTCAGTATATGCATTAAAATTAAAAGGTTTATCTCCAAACGTAGATGATTACAAATCTACTTTTTTTGAACAAAATGCATTTATAAGGCAAACAGTTGGTGCAGGGATTACTGCTGTTGGTAGAGTAGTTTCTTATGATGCCCAAACAGGTATCTTAAAATACTGGCAAGATAGATCTTTAGTAGGATTTAATACTGATGGCACACAAAAAACTAATCCAATTTATGGATACAAATTAAATAAATTCTCAGCAACTCCATCTGCTGGTGGAACTTTAAGAATAGTTGGTGGATCTAAAGATTTATATATTGATGATGGATTTGGATCCGATAATACACCTGGTATTAGTACTGTCATAAATAATAAGACATACTACCTAGGTCAAACATTTATTAAGGGTGTAGCAAATCCAGAGGTACAAAAATATTCTGGAACCGTGTTATATGTTGATAATAGACCATCTATTACTAGGTCAGTAAATCAAAGAGAAGATATCAAAGTTATTTTGCAATTCTGATAGAGAGTCATGCCACAAGAAACTAATTTAAATGTATCTCCATATTTTGACGACTTTGATCCAAATAATGGATATTATAAAGTTTTATTTAAACCAGGACTACCAGTTCAGTCTAGAGAATTAACATCTTTACAATCGATTCTCCAAAATCAAATTGAGCAATTAGGAACTCATTTATTTAAAGAGGGTTCTGTAGTAATTCCTGGACAAATCAATTATAATAACACATTATTTGCAATAGAAGTTGAGCAAGAATATCTTGGTATACCAATTTCTAGTTATGCCATAGATTTGACTAATGTTTATATTAGAGGACAATCATCAAATGTAAAGGCAAAAATTGTTGCTAGTGTTGGACCAGAGTATTCTACTAGAGGGTATTACACTTTATTTGTTAGTTATATATCAACTGGAAATTCAGGAAAAGAGGTATTTGATGATAATGAAGTATTAACTTTAGAATCTAATGTATCAACTTCTGTTGTAAACTTTCAAGCAGGACAAGGATTTGCTACAACAGCCGCTGTAAATGCATCATCTATTGGATCTGCAGTATTTTTATCAGAAGGAATTTATTATATTAGAGGAACTTTTGTTAAGGTAGATGCACAAACTGTAATTCTTGATGCTCATGATAGATTTCCAACATATAGAGTTGGACTAGAAATTTTTGAAGAAATTATTACTTCTGGATTTGATCCTTCACTAAATGATAATGCAAAAGGTTTTAACAATTATGCAGCTCCTGGAGCTGATAGATTAAAAATAACTGCAATTCTAACTAAGAAACCATTAGAATCTGAAAAGAACGAAAATTTTGTTGAATTATTAGTTTTACGTCAGGGCAACATACAGCATATTGAAGATAAATCAAAATATAATGAATTATCTGAAGAATTAGCAAGAAGAACATTTAGCCAATCTGGCAATTTTTATGTAAAACCATTTTCAATTGTTGCTAGAGAATCTTTAAATGATCGTAAAGGTAATAATGGAATATTTTCAAAAGGTCAACTAACTTATAATAATAATGTTCCTAGTGATGATCTTGGCACTTATAAAATTTCTCCAGGACAGGCATTTATTCGTGGTTTTGAAGTAGATTCAAGAACTGTACAATATTTGGATTTTGAAAAAACTAGAACAACAAAAACCTTAGAAAATCAAGCAGTTAACTACTACACTGGACCAACATTAAGTCTAAACCGAGTTGTTGGTGCTCCAAGAATTGGATTTAGTACTTCATCTGTTATAAGTTTGAGAGATTCTAGAATAGGTGTGACCTCAACATCACCTTCTGGAAAAGAAATTGGACTTGCTAGAGTATATGATTATGCTCTAGAATCTGGTTCATATTCCTCAGTTGTTGGTGATATTAATGAATGGGATATTTCATTATATGATATTCAAAATTATACAGAATTAACTTTAAATCAAGCGATAAATTTAACAGTTCCAACGTACATTGAAGGAAAATCTAGTGGTGCCACTGGACATCTTAGATTTAATACAACCACAGGAATTGTCACTGCATATGGAACTAATGGTTCTTTTATATCTGGGGAAAAGTTAATTTTTAATGGTATAGACAGTAATCGAATAATTACAACTCCAAGAGAATATAAAATTTCTGATGTAAAATCTCTTTATAGTTCTGTAGGTACAGGGCAAACTTTTAACGCAGATACAAAATTATTTGCAAACTATGGTGTTGGACAAGTATCAATTTCTCCAAAGTCAGGATCTGCGCCAGGAGTCTCAACAGTAACATCAGCAAGTGTTGATTTTAGATCTGTAGTTCAAGTTGGAGATTTAGTTAAATTTAGTAATTCTTTATTGGGTAATACAAATGTCAAAACTTATGCAAAAGTTTCTAGTATTACAAATGCCAGCAGTATAGTTATTGTTGGAATCACTACAGTTCCAAATATTAATGACGGTGGTCTTCCAACATCTAGTATTTCTCCCTCAGATTTTGAAATTATAGGAGCATCTTTAAAATCATCAACAGATAATACTCTGTACACACCACTTCCTAAAAAATTTATTTCTAATGTAGATTTAACAAAATCAACACTATCAATTAAAAAAGAATTTAATGTAATTATCACTGCTAATGCAACAAACACTATTCAAGCAGATACGAATGAGACATTTTTACCTTTTGATGAAGAAAGGTATGTTCTTATAAATTCTACTGGTGGATTTGAAGAATTAACGGAAGATAAGTTTAGATTTAGTAATGGTGGAAAAGAGTTAAGAATTTTTGGTTTGAATATTTCAGGACCAGCAAGATTAATAGCTACACTAACAAAAATTAATATTACAAATAAGGTAAAATCTTTAAACAAAACTGGTTCATTAATAGTCAATAAATCAAAATTATCTTCATCTGGAATTGGATCAACAACTTTAGATGATGGATTGACATATGGAAGTTACGGTTATGGATTAAGGGTTCAAGACAAAGAAATCTGTTTATTAGAACCAGATGTTATAAAAGTATATGCTGTTTATGAATCAAATGATACAAATAATCCAACTTTACCATCTATAGGTTTATTTAATCTAGATGGACCTACTGGAAAGGTTGATGATTTTGTAATTGGTGAGGAAATAATTGGATCAACTAGCGGTGCAGCAGCACTTTATGTTGAGAAGGTATCAACATCTAATATTGCTTTGGTGTATCTTAATGATCTTCGTTTTGAAATTGGTGAGACTGTAAAAAGTGATGTAAGTGGAATTACTGGTACTATAAATGACTTTGATCCTGGTGATGAAAATATAATTTCTAGATTTACGTTAGATTCTGGTCAAAGAGAAACTATTTGCGATTATTCTAGACTGATTAGAAAACCTAATGGGAAAGAACCAAAGAAAAAGTTAAGAATTATATATGAATCAGCAAAATATAGTGATTCTACTGAAGGTGATATCACAACTGTCGCTTCATATAATCAATTTAAATATTGTGATCTACCTCTCATAAAAAATAATGATAGGATTACAGATACTCTTGATATTAGACCAAGAGTTCGTACATTTGATCCAAACTCAACATCATATTCACCCTTTGAATTTTCATCCCGTTCTTTTTCTGACGGCACAAATTCTGCAAAGAATATTTTAGCATCAGATGAATCGATTATTTTAACATATTCCCATTATCTTCCAAGAATTGATAAATTATTCTTAAAGATAGATGGTGGATTTCAATTAATAAAGGGAGTTCCCTCAGAAAATCCATTACCACCAATTTCTTTAGAAGATTCTTTAGAAGTTGCTTCTATAACACTACCTCCTTATATTTGTAATGCAGAAAGTGTTCAGGTTAGTTTAAATTCTTATAAGAGATATCGAATGCAAGATATTTCTTTGCTTGAAGATAGAATTAAAAGTTTAGAGTACTATACTGCACTATCATTACTAGAATCAAAAACAGAATCCTTATTTATTCCTGATGAAAATGGATTGACTAGATTTAAATCTGGAATTTATGTTGACAATTTTAGCAATACAAAGTCGCAATTAAAAATTGGTAAAATTACTAACAGTATTGATCCAAATAATTTAGAACTAAGACCATCTCATTTTACAACTTCAATTGATTTATTACTTGGTTCAAAATCTTTACTTGGAATTGGAACAACTGCAAATCCTACAGCTGATTCTGCTTTTGTAACTGATATTATTGGTTCAAATATAAGAAGAACTGGTCAACTTGTAACTTTAAACTATGGAGAGTTTTTACAATTCTCGCAACCTTTTGCGACAAGAGTTGAAAATGTCACTCCATATTTAATTACTACTTACACTGGTAATATTATTTTATTCCCATCTTCTGATATTTGGGTAGATCAAGTTAGATTGCAACCACTCAGAATAGAAGTTGATGATTATACTCAGACAAGATTGCAATTAGAATATGGTGGTTATGATCAACAAACAGGATTAGGTCCTGTTCGTTGGGGGGCATGGGCAGCAACTTGGACTGGATCCAGTACATCATCCAACTCAAATACTGTTGTAACATCGTCAAGTACACAAAATACAGGTAGTGCTTTGGTCACTACAAATCAGTTACAAACTACTACAGTAACTACAACAACAAGAACTGGAACAGAAAATAGAAGTGGATCTCAACTTAGAGTTTCCGAACAAATTGATACCAGGAATGAAGGAGACAAAGTTGTAAGTACTTCAGTCATTCCATTTATGAGATCCAGAAATATTGAATTTACTGGTAGAAAGTTTAGACCTTATACAAGATTATACGGATTCTTTGATGGTGAAAATGTAAATCCATTTATTGTTCCAAAATTAGTTGAAATTAGAATGATTAGTGGTTCATTTACAGTTGGACAACTAGTTACTGGAACAATGACAACTGGTTCAACTACAGTTACTACTGGATCAACTCCATCAATAAGGTTTAGGGTAGCAAATTCAAATCATAAATATGGTCCAATAACAGATCCAACTGATATATTTGTAAAAAGTCCTTATGATGAAAACTATACAATACCTGCAAATTATTCTAGTTCTAGTATTTTATTAAATGTTGATACAAGATCTTTAGCAGAAAACAGTCAGTCATTATACAGTGGTTTCATTAGAACTGGAATGAGGTTGAGAAGTTCTTCAGCAGAAGCAGAAGTAGTTGATGTTAGATTATTTACGGATAGTGTTGGAACCGCAATTGGAACATTTTTTATACCAGATCCAAACTTACCATCAAATCCAACTTTTGAAGTAGGAACTAAAGTTTTTAGATTAACTTCAAATATTTCAAATAGTTTAATAGGAGGACTAACTTCTAGTTCTGGTGAAGAACCTTACTTTGCCTCTGGTACGATCAATAATATGCAAGAGACTATTAGATCTACCAGAAAACCAAGATTTGATGTTGTTGCAACTTCAGAATCTAGAGCTGCTGTAGATGTTCAATCTACAACTGTTGTTACAAATTCAACCACTCAATCTATCCAACCATTACCACCACCTCCTCCACCACCACCACCACCACCACCTTCTCCACCACCACCAACACCATCATTCCCAGGGATAAGAACACCAACACCTCCTCCTCCTCCACCGCCACCGCCGCCACCACCACCACCACCGCCGCCGCCGCCAGTTCCCAGCCCACCACCACCAAGGAGGGGTGGAAAGGATCCATTGGCACAGTCATTCTCAATTACGGATGATGGTGGAGCATTTATTACCTCAATAGAAGTATTCTTTAGAACTAAAGATCCTTTACTTCCAGTGACTGTTCAACTTCGTCCAATGGAGAAAGGTATACCATCAGAACAAATCTATCCATTTGGAGAAGCTGTTGTAGAATCTGCTGATATTATTGAAAGTTCTGACGCAAGTCAACCAACTAAAATTACTTTCCCGTCACCAGTTTACTTACATTCAAATACTGAACATGCTGTGGTTCTTTTATCAAATTCAAATGAATATACTGTTTGGATTTCTAGAATGGGTGAGACAGATATATCTACATTATTACAACCAGAATCCAGGCAAGTTATTGTTTCGGCACAACCATATTTGGGTTCTTTGTTTAAATCACAAAATGGTTCAAACTGGACTCCAAGCCAATATGAAGATTTGAAATTTAATTTATATACGGCAGTGTTTACTGAAGATACTGGGACAATTTCCTTCTATAACCCAGAGTTAAATGTTGGTAATAATCAAATAGCAACATTAGTAAAAGATCCTTTGGAATTTGATGCTAAGAAAATTATTATTACTACCAATAACATTATTGATACATCATCGTTAGTTCTTGGAAATACTATTATTCAACAAAATACTGATGCCAGAGGTGATTATGTTGGAGTTGGAGGTTCTGCAAGTGGATCATTGACAATTGTTAATGCTGGTATTGGTTATACTCCATCAAATGGATCATCCTTTACCTTCAATAATGTCACACTTAATACTTTTAGCGGAACTGGAAAAAATGCTACTGCTGATATTACAATTGGTCCATCAAATGGTGTAAATGGTGTTGCACTTGCTGCAACTATTAGATCTGGCGGATATGGATATCAAGTTGGTGATGTATTGACAGTAACCTCAATTGGAAATGATGCTTTAGGTAGAAATTTAAAACTATCTTTATCTAATGTTGTCGGTGCTAACCAATTAATATTAGATAATGTACAAGGAGATTTTGAAATAAATGCATCAAAACCATTACAGTATATAAGTCCATCTACAGGAATAACTACAATATTAAATTCAAGTGGTTCAAATTCAGTTATAAATGATTTTGAATTAGCATCTTTATCAGAAGATGGACTGCATATTAAGGTTAATCATAAAAACCATGGTATGCATTCATTAACTAATGTTGTGAAGATTAGTAGAGTAAAGGGTGATACAAAACCAACAACTTTAACTGCAGAGTATAATAATGCTGATACAAATCCAATTAGCATTGCTAATACTTCTGGATTTGAGATTTTTGAAAATGTTTCAGTTGGATCTACAAATCCTGGATATGCTTTATTAGATAATGAAATTATTTCATACACTGGGGTTTCTAATGGACAATTGACTGGAATTACAAGGTCAATTGATGGAAGTGGATCATATAGTTATCCAAGTAGAACTAGTGTTCAAAAATATGAGAATAATGGTATCTCTCTGAGAAGAATTAATACAACTCACTACCTACAAGATGCTCTTGTTACGAGACCAATAACTTTAGATAGTTATTACATTAGAATTAATACTTCTGAAAATGGTGTTGATAGAAATTCTGGTGCTGGATTCCCTAAATTATACATAAATTCATCAAAATCTACTGGTGGAGATGCTATCCAAGCAACTCAAAATATACAATATGAAGCAGTAAATCCCATCGTTCAAACTATGGCATTACCTGGAACTTCAATTAAAGCATCTTTAAAAGGAATAACAGGTACAAGTGTAGATGGAAATGAAATTTCTTTTGCAGAAACAGAAGCAACACCAATTAATTTGGATTCTGATACATACTTACCTGAACCAAGAATAGTTGCATCAAGAGTTAATGAATTAGCGCAAACAACTAATTTCCCTGCAAATAAATCAATGGAATTGAGTTTTACATTATCAACATCAAATTCAAAACTTTCACCAGTAATTGATCTTGATAGAGTTGGAATGGTACTCATTACCAATAGAGTAGACAGTCCGATTTCTGATTACGTAAATGATCCTAGAGTAGCAAGTTTAAATGAAGATCCAACTTCATTTATCTATGCAAATCAACCAATTGAATTGGAAAATGCAGCTACTTCTATTAAAGTATTATTTTCTGGATATGTAAATACATATAATGATATTAGAGTATTTTACTCAATTGACAACAGTCCTAATATTGATCCAATATATTATCCATTCCCTGGATATGATAATCTTGATATTAATGGGAATATTATCGATATTAGTAATAATAATGGAAGACCAGATAAGAATGTTCCACCAACTGATGTACTATCGTCAGACTCTACAAAATTAGTTTATAGAGACTATGAATTTAGTATCGATTCTTTACCAGAATTTAGATACTTTAGTATTAAAATTATTGGAACATCAACTAATCAAGCATATCCTCCAAGAATTAAAGATCTGAGAGTTATTGCTCTTGCATAAAATGGAACAAGATTTTTACGTCAAAGTTGAAGGTCACAACAATTTAGTAAGAGATATTCGCAGCAATGCGATTATTAACACAGATAAAAGGGGATATCAAACCTATAAAACTTTAAAAAAAGTAAAATCTTTTGACAAAATAAGGATAGATCAAATTGAATCTGATCTATCCTCTTTAAAAAATGACATAAGTGATATTAAAACTTTATTACAAGATTTACTAAAAAATAATAATTTTTAAGGGTAACTAAAAAATGGCGCAACCAGCATCCAGACAACAATTAATAGATTATTGTAAAAGAAAACTTGGTTATCCAGTTCTTGAAATAAATGTTGCTGATGAACAAATTGAAGATCTTGTTGATGATGCATTACAACTTTTTAATGAGCGTCATTTTGATGGTGTTACACAAACTTATTTAAAATATCAAGTAACTCAAGCGGATATTGATAGAGGAAGAGCGAAGCCTGGTGGTGTGGGCGTTGCTACAACTTCAGCAACAGCAAATATTGTCGGGACAGCAACAACATTTACATATTTTGAATCTAGCAATTATATTCAAATACCATCACATATTATAGGTGTAAATAAGGTTCTTACTTTTGAAGGATCTAACTCTATATCTAGTGGAATGTTTAGTATTAAATATCAACTATTTTTAAATGATATTTATTATTGGGGATCAGTAGAACTTTTAACATATTCAATGGTTAAAAGATATTTGGAAGATATTGATTTTTTATTAACAACCCAAAAACAAATTAGATTTAATCAAAGACAAGATAGATTATACTTAGATATTGATTGGTCATCATTAAGTGTTGGTCAGTATATTGTTATAGATTGTTATAGACTTTTAGATCCAGCAGAGTCTCCACGAATTTGGAATGATTCATTTTTAAAGCCATATTTAACAGCTTTAATTAAAAAACAATGGGGTCAAAATTTAATTAAATTCCAAGGAGTAAAATTACCAGGTGGAGTGGAATTAAATGGAAGACAAATTTATGATGATGGTGAAAAAGAATTAAATGAAATTATTGGTAAGATGTCATCTACTTATGAATTACCACCTCTAGATATGATAGGTTAGTACCATGGTGTTAAATCCATTCTTCTTACATGGGTCTTCTGGAGAACAGAATTTAATTCAAGATCTAGTTAATGAACATTTAAAAATGTTTGGGGTAGAGATATATTATATCCCAAGAATTTTTATAAATGAAAAAACTATTATGGAAGAAGTTTCTAGATCAGAATTTAGAGATGCTATTCCTATAGAAGCATATGTGGATACTTACGATGGATATAGTGGTGCTGGAACATTGCTTTCTAAATTTGGAGTTCAAGAAGTTGATGACTTAAATTTAATCATATCTCAAGAAAGATATGAAACAGCTGTTAGACCATTTATAGAAGTAAGAGATAAGACAAAATTAACAAGTAGACCAAAAGAAGGAGATTTGATATATTTTCCTTTAGGTGATCGTCTATTTGAAATTAAGTACATAGAACATGAAAAACCATTTTATCAATTACAAAAAAATTATGTTTATGAATTAAGATGTGAACTTTATGCATATAATGATGAAGAAATTGATACTGGAATTCTTGAAATTGACAATAATATTGAGAATGAAGGTTATATTCAAACATTTAATATGGTTGGATTGGGTTCAACTGCCACTGCAATTACAAGTCTTAGAGATGGATCTGTAAGAAGAATTGCAGTATCTAGACGAGGATCTGGATATACCTCGGTTCCAAGAGTTGCAATTACATCTGCACCTTCTGGTGGATTAACTGCTGTTGGAATAGCATCAATGATTAAGGGAATTGTTGACTTCTGTGATACAAGTCCAGATACCTCAAGAGTTCAAGCAGTCAATATTACCAATCCTGGATATGGTTATACAACTCCACCAAGAGTTACTTTTGTTGGTGGTGGTGGTAAGGGTGCATACGCCACTGCATCAATATCTGATAAAGCAGTTGGAATTATTACAATAACTAGTGGTGGAAGTGGATACATTGGCATTCCTACGGTTACATTTGTAAAACCTGGCATTGGAAGTACTACAATTGATGCTGTTGGTAAAGCAATTGTATCAACTGCTGGATCTATAACTGGTATTATTCTCGAAGATGCTGGTGGATTCTATGAGGGGATTCCAACAATTATTATTGCAAGTCCACAACAAACAGTTGGATATGGAACATACTTATATAATGAAAATGTAATTGGTGCGGCAAGTAGTTCTAGAGCAAAAGTAAAATCTTGGGATGGTGTAAATAAAATACTAAAACTTGGCAATATTTTAGGTGACTTTATTGAAGGTGAGGCAATAATTGGTCAAGTTAGTGGAGCAGCTTATGCAATTACAATTCTAAATAAGAATAATATTCCTGAAGATAAATTTGCTCAGAATCAAACTATTGAAATCGAAGCAGATCAGATTATAGACTTCAGTGAAACAAATCCATTTGGAATTCCATAAAGGAGAATTAAAAAAATGTTTGATCATTTTTATCACCAAGTCTTTAGAAAGACTGTTATTGCATTTGGAACTTTATTTAATGGAATTACAATAAAAAGAGATGGATCTGGAAATGATCCATCAGAATCTATACAAGTTCCTTTAGCATATGGTCCAACACAAAAATTCTTAGCAAGAATTGAACAAGAACCAGATTTAAATAAACCTGTTCAAATTAGTTTGCCACGAATGTCATTTGAGTTTACTGGAATTTCTTATGATAATACCAGAAAGTTAGCAGCAACTCAAGCATTTACAACTAGTTTAAAATCTGATGGAAAGGAAATACGTAAAATGTATTTTCCAGTTCCTTACAATATGGATTTTGAATTATCCATAATGACTCTTCTAAATGATGATGCTCTTCAAATTATTGAACAAATCCTTCCATATTTTCAACCAAATTATACATTATCAATTGACCTTGTAGAGTCCATAGGGGAAAAGAGAGATATCCCCATAACTCTAGAAAATGTATCATTTCAAGATAATTATGATGGCGATTATAATTCAAGAAGAGTTTTACTTTATACTTTAAAATTTGTAGCCAAAACTTACTTGTTTGGACCAGTTCCAGATTCTTCAAAAGATATTATCAAAAAGGTTTCTATTGGTCTTGCTGGTGGCGAATACAGTACTGCAGCATCTAGAGGACTAATTTACAAAGAACCTGTTGCCACTAAGAGTTATGCTGGCAATTTAGTTACTAACTTAGCAGTTGACCTTAATGATTCATTGTCAATATTAGAAGTTAATGATGCCAATAATATTCCAGAAAAATCATATATTACAATTGATGATGAAACAATCTATGTAAAATCAAAGGATGGAAATACTTTAACTGTGACTAGAGGTGCTTACAAAACAGATAATGTTGAGCATGTTGGTGGAAGTGGTGTTTACTTAATATCCTCAGCGGATAATAATCTAATTATTGCTGGAGATGATTTTGGATTTAGTGGTTAAACCTATGAAAGATAAATTTGAGGATTTAAGTAATGCATTTGATGTTGAATCATCAATAGTAAAAAAAGAAAATTCTGAGGTATCTAAAGATATTAAAAGTGATGATTTTGATGTAACTAAAGACTACGAGTATACAAGAGGTAATTTGTATTCAATTATAGAAAAAGGGCAAGAAGCATTGGATAGTGCTCTAGAGCTAGCAATTGATGGTGGTCAACCAAGAGCATATGAAGTTGTCGGACAATTAATTAAAAATGTTGCTGATGCAACAGATAAATTACTAGATCTTCAAAAAAAATTAAAAGATCTTGATGATACTAACTCTAAAAGAGGAAGTACAACTAATGTTACAAATAACGCTGTCTTTTTTGGATCTACAGATGAATTATCTAAATTTTTAAAAAAACAAAAGGGAAATGATCTTCCAGATAAATAGAAAAAAGGTTTGTCCAAAAAGATGACGAGTTTTAATATTAATAAAGCAACCCATAAAGATGCACAAAAGCAAGAAAAAATTAGGAGCATGACAAAATCTCCTAATGAAAATGAAGCAAAGGTTGCTGCAAAAAAATTAAGACCTTCAGCAGCAGTGTCTTTGCCTTTGAAAAATGAATATGAACCATCATTGGTTCAAAAAATACTTGACGAAGAAGGTTGTGGATGTGATGATCCTAAGTGCAATAATACACCATCTGGAAAAAAATGCCCAATGCACGGCATGAAAGATTGCTCTGTTAAAGAAGAAAAAGATCCAAAAGGTCCAGTTAAAAAATATAAGTCACCAAAAGAAATTGCAGACAAACATGGTGTTTCACTTGAGTCAATTAAAAAACAACTTGAAATGGGAATTAAAGTAGAAGGAGAACACACTTCAAACAAAACTGCAGCAAGAATTACTGCATTACAGCACTTGGATGAAGTTCCAGATTATTACACTAAACTTAAAAAAGTTGAGAAAAAAACAACTTCGGAAAGTGTAAGTATTGAGGATATGTTTGGTAATAAATTTGTAGAATTTATTGACTTAATTAGACCAGAAGATGTTCTTGATGAGAAAAAACAAAAGGGGTTATGGGATAGAATCCATGATCGT